GTGTCGGTTTCGCTGTCCAAAAAGGTTCCGACGTCCTTGAGGGCCTGGTTCCTGGTGGCGAGCCTTTGGGCAGTCTTGTGGTTGATGTGTCGGGCTCCGCGGCTGGCGTTACAGGATGCGCATGAGGGCACCAGGTTGTCGAGGGAGTGGTCGCCGCCTCGGTCTAGTTCGATGAGGTGGTCGGCTTGGGTTGCTTGAGCGGTGCCGCACCAATGGCATGTGGGTTCGCCGGCCAAGATGCTGCGGCGATTGCGTTTGTAGGTGGGGTCGTTGTACCCGGTCATGGTGTTCCCTGTTTAGTTAGAACCAGCTCTATTAGTTTCAGTCTTTGCTCAATCAGTTCTTACTAAGGAGTGCGGTTATCCGACGTCGGAAAACCTGACTTCGGCTGTGGATAAGTACCCCACTTTGTCCACATAGTTATCCACAGGCTGCGGGTGGTCGAATACGACGGTGTGCGTGGACCATTGGCCACTCGGGTTCTGTTTGCGGATGCGTCGGATGTAGCCGACCCGCTCGAGTTCGGATAGGCCGGAGCGGACCGAGTGGAGCCCTTCGGGTGATTCAGAGGCCAGGTAGGCGGCGGTGGTGCGCCAATGGTCCGGCTTGGACAGCAGGTAGACGAGAAGCCCGCGGGCTTTCCAGGTGAGCCGGTCGTCCTCAATCAGCTGGTTGTGGACGACGGTGAAGTTGTGGTGCGGTCGGGCGGCGCGGACGATCATCGAACTTTTCCAATCTTTGAGAGCGCTTCGGTGACGTTGAAGCCGACAAGCCAACAGCGCCTTGGGAGTGCGGTTTTGGCGGTGCCGTTTGTGGGGCTTTCAAACCTGATGGGAGGCAGGTTGACCCATTGGGCGTCTGACTGCCATAAGCGTTCTTGCCATTTGCCTATCGTCGTTGGGACGAGTGCTACCCCGTTTTTATAAGAGATGAACTTGTTGATCCACGGCGCAGGGTCGGAGAAGGGAGGGTTCATCCATACGAGGCCATGCCAAGGGGTCGCAAGACCATCTTCGGCTTGAGTTAGGTATTGATGCGCCGGGATCCATGGGACTCCGCCAGGCGGTGAGGCAACGTCCAAGTCGAACGTCAATTCAAGTTTGTCGAAAATCCATCTTGGGGTGTACCAGTCATCGGTGGTTAGTGATGTTTGTGGCGTCGGAAACAGGCGTTGTTGACCTATCACAGTTCGCCTTCCTCCATGCGGCGGATGCGGTCCAGCGTGGCCGACAGGCGATCGCGGAGGCGTTGGTTCTCAATCTCGAGGTCGTGGAGGCGGGCGTTCAGTTCGTGGATGTGGGTGGTGGCTAGTTCCATTGCGCGGGTTGCTTCGTGGACTTGTTGAATCATGGCGTTCATGTCGTAGGTCATGGTCGGGACTCCTTGAGGATGGCTTTGATTTGTTCGATGTCGGCGGGGCGCCAAACGTACACTTCGGCTCCGGCCTGGCGGAGCGTGTCTATCCACGCTTGTTGACGGTCGGAAAGTTTGCCGATCGCCGACTTGAGTTCGGCGAAGATCACGCCGCGTTTAGGGTGGGCGAGGACGAGGTCGGGGAAGCCGGTGTCGCCTGCTTGGGCGGTGCGCCAGCGTCCTCGAGCGTTCTGTGCGGGTAGCGGGTGGAACACTTTCCAGCCGTGCCAGCGGGCGACGTCGATCACGACCTGTTGAAAGGCGGCTTCGCTGACTTTCACAGTAGGACGGTCTCGATGTCGTAGAGCAGGTGGTTGGCGAGGTAGGTGCGTTCGTCGATGTATTCGCCTTTGCGGAGGATGACGCCGACTGTTGACCAGCCTGCGAGTTGGACGCGGTCGCCCATGTAGCGGGCAAGAACGAAGCGTTGGCCGGCTTTGTAGTCCTTTCGTGCTAGTTCTGCGTCGTGGAGGCAGAGGCGGCCGTTGCCGATGCGTCGGGTGCGGACCTCGAGGTGGCCGACGTCGGCGCCGTAGTCGTTGTCCTGGCCGGTCCATTCAAGGCCGGTGTAGAGGTGGACGGCCCATTCGCCTGCGACGCCTGCGATGTCTTTGCTGATGGTGCGTTCGGTACCGTAGTTGCTGGGCACGTTGGCGTAGCGGGCTTCGCGTAGTTCTGCGACTTGGTGGATGATCGCCATGTCGGCGGGGCCGAGGTCGATGTAGATCATCAGAACGGGTCGTCTTCGGGTTGAGCGGCCGCCTTGAGTTGGTCGATCAATTGGCTGGCTTCGCGCTTCGTGGCCGGGCGAGCCGTCGAGCCGAGCGCCTTGAGCATCCGCATCTGGGCGTCGCTGGGGCCTTCGGCTGCCGATCGGGGCGACATGGTAGTCGGCTTGTTGTCTTGGCGGGCGGCTACCTCATTGGCCGACGCGATCGAGCTCGTGATGCCGATGCCCATGTAGCCGAGCGCACGGCCGAGCGCAGAGGTGAATCCGACCATCCACTCGGAGTCTTTGGTGTACGGCGTTTTGCCAGGAAGTGGTTCCCATGCGGAGCCGACGGCCGGCCGCGGGTCATCGACCGAGCGCCATACGGTGACGCGGCACACCAGGAACGGTTTGCCGTCCACCTCGATGATTTCGTGGTCGAGTTCGGCGACTCGTAGGTCGGGCCATTTCTCTAAGGCGAGTTTGAGGCGGGTGGGGACGTCGACGTAGTTGTCGAGGTTCATTGGTCGAGCTCCTGTAGTCGGGCCAGGTTCGGCAGGTATTGGCGTTTAAAGCAGGGCCAGCACCAGCAGGCCCATGCGGTTGCGTCCCATCGGACGATGTCGTTGCCCTCGATCACGGCGGAGCAGCCGGCGCACAACGCTTTGGTTGGTTTGCCAATTATCTGCCGTTCGTAGGTCACGGCCGAGTGTTTATCACACGGCTACGGCAGAGTTGTGGACGGTTTCCCGCTGTATGTGGTCCAGGGCAGGAAGCCGTCGCCGTTGCGCTCGAGCGAGTAGTGGTAGATGGCGAGAGCGGCGCGGACGTTGATGCGCGGGTCGAACAGCTCATCGTGGCTGTTTGCGATGCCCTTACTGGCCAACCAGTTCGGCGGGTTCGATCGGTCCGAGCTCCAAAACCTGTTGATCTGAAACAGCCCGTGGTCGGGGCCGGAGTCGGCTGTCGGTTGGCAGCGGGACTCTCGGTACATGATCGCCAGCGCGGTCTCAAGCACTTGCCGGTCGGCTGGCCAGCCTTCCTCGAGCATGAGTGGGGCCCATTCGGCGCAGACGGTGTCGGGGCCGACGAGGGCCGGGACGTATGCGGTGGTGGTCGGGGCCGGCACCGTAGTTGACGTGGTCGTGGACGTGGTCGTTGAGGTTGATGTGGTCGTGATGGTGGGCGGTGTGGGCTGGATGCTCACCATTGGTGCCTGTGTGGCTTTAGGAGCCTCGTTGAGGCCGTCCTGGCCTATCCAGGCGAGAAGTAGGGCTAGGGCGCAGGTAGCGCCAATAACCAAACGGGTGATGGACATGATGTACCTCCTGGGACGGTCGGGACGTCGAGAGTGGGGACGGTCTACCGACTCGCCTGGGGGCGGGTCAAGGCTTCGGTTTGCGGCCGATGATCGGTTCGACGGGTTGGCCCTGTTTGGCGGCGATGCCGTTGCCGATCGCATAGCCGACGATGGCGGTGATAACGGGGAGGCCGGAGTCGGCTGCGATGGCGTCGACGGCGATGAGAACGGTCAGGCAGATCAAGCCGACCAGGGCGATCAGGGCCTTTGACGGGTTGGCAAGGTTCATTGTCCCAATGCTTTCAAGATGGCGGCGTCCATGACGGCGCGGTCTGTGTGCGTCGGGCTGATCTCCAAATGTATCCAATGACCGCCGGGAGCTCCGGCGATGGTGCGGCGGTCGTAGACCTTCCAGGCGGCTCGATCGCAGCGCCAGGCACGGCCCCAGGGCTTGGGGTGGTAGTCGGCGACCATCTCGACGCCGAGGGTGTCGGCGTTGTTGACGAGCCAAGTGATGACGGGCTCGATGTCGGCTTTGTTGGTGAATCCGATGTCGCAGGCGCGGCCGGTGGCGTGAACGGATGGCAGGCCGGGTTTGCCTTTCATGTCGCGTTTGGCGTAGGAGCCGAGGTGGCGCAGCTGCGGGTTGAGGTAGAGGATGATGTCGCGGAGCGCGACTAGGCCGGGTGTGGCGGCTTTGGTGTAGCCGTTGAAGCCGGTGTACGGCCGGGTCATGCGGGCGGTGTCGGCCAGACGACGTTATGCGGGTCGGTCGTGTTGGCCGGCAGGTCGCGGAGCTGTTGGCGGTATGCCTTCCAGGCGGCCGTCGACGTCGGTGTGTCGGCCAGCACGGTCCAGTCGCAAGCGGCGAGTAGGGCGTTGCGTTCCATACGAAGGTTGAACCAAGCCAGGTCGTTATTGGCAGATGGATTTTCGATTGCGTCAGGTAGTTCGGTGACTTCACCTGTTTCGACGTTGTAGACGAATTGACTCATTATTTCACTCCATAAAGGGCGAAGGTTCCGCCGGTAAAGGTTGCGCCTGATGCGTAGATGGCTACAGAAGTGATAGCTCCGTCGGCTGTTGCGTTTCTGTTGAAGCCGAGAACTTCTGAGATTCGGTAGATTGTTCCGTTGTAGCCGGTGTCGGCCGATTCCATTGTTTTGTAGGCGGTGCTGGCCTGGGAATAGTTGTGAATCCAAGCGTAGGCTTGTTTGCGGACTGTTGTTGATACGTCATTCCATCCCAGCGGGAACATTGTGTAGTCCGATGAGATGTAGGTCGTATTCCAGGCATCCGCGGTGACCGCCGGGGTGCTATTTGCGATGTTGTATCCGAGTCGGTATTGGTCGGTGAGGCCGTTGATTTCAATACCGAC